CCACCAAACCGAGAAGTACTGCAACCGTTAGGGTTGCAATTAGTGATTGAGTCGGCGCCGCCACCTCCGCCGCCGCCGCCGCCGCCGCGAATAGACCCATTGTTTTCTATGTCTACACCAACCGAAGCTAATAAAGCTCTACCACCTGCTGCACCTGAAGCTCCATTAGTTATATCAAAGCCAGAGCCGCCGCCGCCGCCGCCGTTACCGCCCCGTCCTTGGATGATCCCATTATTTACAAGTGTGACCCCACTCGGCCAAGAACCATCTATCGTTAGAGCCGCAGTGGAGTTTGACTGCGTACTTCCGGAAATAACTACACCAGAAGCTACAGTAATTTCAGCGGAAGTAGACCCATCCCAGCCTGCGTTTATAGCAAAAGACCTTAGATTCAAATTTGTTTGATTGGAGCTAATTGTAGCTGTAAAAACTGAAGACGCGCCGTAAAAATTAGAGATACTAATTTGACCCGAACTAGGGACGCCTGAAGCCGCAGAATAATACTCTGATAGGGAGTGAGGGGCAGAACCGCCAAACTCACCAACAATATCTAGGATAGAAAGTTTTCCTGATGTTGGTAGCGCCATGACCTACCTCCCTAACTCAAGCTCAGCAACGCGAGCTTCAAGTTCTTTAATCGCTTCGATCAGCATTGGTACCAGTTTCTCGTACTGCACCGTAAGGTACTTATCCGAAATCGGGGCGGTTTTTACTACTTCGGGAAGAACGTTTTGCACCGACTGTGCCGACACGCCGACGTACCGTTTGCGCTCATACCCTAGCTCAACTGCCGTATCGTTAGGCTCATAATAAAACCCATCCAGCGAACACACTTTTTCCAGCGCGCCCTCGATCCCTCCTAGACGAGTTTTCAGCCGGTCATCCGAAAAAAACGCAGTAACGTCGTTAGTAGCACGAATTTCTCCAGACGTACCAGACGCTGCGGTGCCTACGCCAAGGGAGTCAAACTGGACATCGTCTGTTGTATCAAGAGAAAAATCGCTTTTGGATAATGTTTTACTATCAAGACTTGTAACATGTCCGAATGCATCAAGACTTACATTTTGAATGACTGTAGCAGCAGAATTTGTGACCGATGACTGGCTTGATGTATCGGCATGATCAAGAGTAATCGATGTTGTGGTCGTATCGTTTAGATTAAAACTTCCGGAACCGCTTAATCCCGATCCGCCCGTGACAGAAACTTCGGCATCACCGCTGATTACGTCCCATTGAGTTCCGTCGTACCCCTCAAATTTGTTGGTATCAGCATTGAATCGAATCTGTCCGTTTTCTGGAGTGCCGGGTCGTTGAGCCTGAGTACCACTCGGAACACCGAGTGCACCTGTGTTGGTAAAGGTCGGATTCACCGCATCGAACGTCGCGTTGTTCGCATCAAACGCCTGAACGGTAGATCCGATGTCCGAGTCGACGACGACCGATGAACCGGATACCTGAAGATCGCCAGTAAAGTTTGAGGTAGTTGCATCGAGCTTTGCTGTGTTCGCATCGAATGCCTGAACATCAACACCGATCTCAAGACCGAGATTTGATCGAGCAGTAGTCGCACTATTCAGATCGGAGAGGTTATTATCCGCTTCGAGTTTATTATTCGTGATCGAGATGAAGTTAAGATCCACCTCCTCATTCGTAAGAGGCGCGTTCTTAACGGTTGCATCCGCACCTGTGGTTTCTCTTGTTACCAGTGATGTAGCCATACTGAGCTACTCCCTCTTGAATTAATCGTTATAGTATTATTTATATACTTTGGTCTTAAGTTCATTGATCTGTTGCTGCTGCTCCTTCATCGCCTCAATTAAGAGAGGAACAAGTTTTTCATATTGAACCGTAAGATAATTTGTATCCACATCGTCGTTATAACTAATCGGTGCAGTTTTTACAACCTCAGGCAACACTTTTTGAACTTCCTGAGCATTAACACCGACCTGTCGTTCTTGATTATCGTATCCCAGATCTTTTGCTGTCTGATTTTCTGTAAAGTAGTACCCACCAATATGACTTATTTTATTAAGAGCACTATCAATAGGACCAATAAAATCTTTAAGTCTTTCATCAGAATAAAATGCAGTAATGTTATTTGTCGCTCGTATTTCTCCACTTGTACCGGATGCCGTCGTTCCAATACCAAGTGAGTCGAATCTTACATCATCGTTTGTGTCGAGGCCAAGATCACCCGTAGTAAGAGTATTGGTTGCCAGCCCAGTAACGTGTCCGAATCCATCGAGAGTAACATCTTGAATAAATGTATTACCAGAACCATTCACTGAACCCTGGGATGAGGTATCAGCGTGACTAATCGTACGGTTGGCCGAGAGATCACCGCCGCCGGTAAGACCACTTCCAGCACTTATAGTTGTTGTCTTATCCACCTTAGTGCCGATATCATTTGACACAGTCGTGGCAAAGTTCGGATCATCACCGAGCGCAGCGGCAAGTTCGTTTAGTGTATCAAGTGTTGTCGGCGATGAATCGACGAGATTCGCCACCTCAGTATCAACGTATGAACGTGTGGCAATGGTCGAGGTATCCACATCAAGAGAGATCGTCTCATTGATAGACTGATCGGTAGTAAAGTTACCGCCACCAGTCAGTCCACTTCCGGCGCTAACAGTAATCGTCGCATCGTTCGGTGGTGCCGCTGTGGATGTGGATACCGCAGTAACATGGCCGAATCCATCAAATGTCAGTGCGTCAACAAACGTATTGGATGAAGCAGTAACATCAGTAACAGTTGATGTATCGGAGTGACTGATTGTACCAGTCGAGAAGTCAATGCCGGATCCACCACTCAAGTGAGCGTCGACTCGAGCATCAGTGTAGTAAAGGTTTGTACCTTCTGAGAGATCAGTCGTACTCTTGCCGGCGAAGTTGGAATCAAAGTCGCTTGACTTAAATGTAGTTACCGAGAACTCACCGGTTGTGCTGTTATAACTCAAGTCACCAGCAGCACTTACTAATCCACGAACCTCTGCATCAGTTCTTTCAGTAAAACTAAACGTGCCAGTTGTAGAATTATAACTAAGATCACCAGAAGCTGATACTGCGTTTCTTACACGCGTATCGGTGTAATAAAGATTCGTCGTACCTTCGGAAAGATCGTCGGTATCATGATTAGAGATATCCGATACTGTGCCCGTGACATTACCAACGAGATCCGCTGCAATGGACTTATTCGATGCAAGTCGATCGTTTCCAGAATCGTACGTAAAGTCAGCCGTTCCGTCCGTGCCAAGATCAATCGTAAGACCGGCACCATCTGCCGCGGTAGCATCAGCCGCACCATTGGCGACTGTAATATTGATATCCTCAACATCAAGAGTTGTGGTATTGAGAGTCGTTGTTGTCCCGTTGACAGTAAGATCGCCGTCAACGGTTACGCTATTAAAGGTAACATCATCGGTGGTACCGACCGGCTGAGCCGCATAAAGATTCGTTGTACCTTCAGCAAGATCGTCCGTCGTGTTGGCTGCAAGTGAAACCTCTGCGTCGTTTCCTCCGGAATCCTTGAACGCAAAGCTACCACCGACCACAGAGATCGTCGCACCACCAATGTCAATCGTATTACCGCTAAGATACAGATCGTTCCATCGATTCGTTGGGCTACCAAGATCGTAGGTAATATCTGACGAAGGAATCAGATCACTATCAATCTGACCAGAGACAGTCGTCGTACCGGCAAGTGTAATATCTGTAAGAGTCGCACCGCTGCTAGCACCAGTAAGTAGCGGCGTACCGCCTGGTGTCGAGCCATCGTGAACTCGAAGTGTGTTGTTTGTTTTATCAACGGTTACCTCGGCAAGAGCCCCGGTAAATGCATCGTTTTCTGCTGCAGTGCCGTTTCTTAGTACAAGTTCGACCGCCATTCGTTTATATCCTTAAGTTGCTGTAACTGTCTGATTGTCTGAAAGCCGCTTCCAGCTGTTTCCATCATAGAAAGCCGGAGCGGCACCATTTACTTCGTCTGTGACAAATAACATTTGACCCGCAATTCCATCAGGAAGGTTTGATACCGTAGATGATGGAAGAACAAATACATTAGGAAATATCGCACCACTTATAACAAGCGTTCCTAGATCCAGTGATTGTGCCACACTACCAGTGACTAATCCAAAATCAAATAAAGTATCGCTTGAAAGTGCGACCGAACCAAGATTAAAATCAGATTCAAAAGATGTTAAATCTTGTTGTTGCTCTGAAACTAATTCTATGATACCAAGATCGTGTGAAAAAGTTTCTACTTGATTTATATTTCCTAAGTTAAATGAAAACTCATTTGTCAGATTTGTTACTGAGCCAAAATTGCTTTCATTCGCAGCAAATGGAAGAGTTGAAGAAAACCCTCCACTCTCAAAGAAGTCAACGTTATTGTCAGAGTTCTTGAAATAAAGGCGGCCGTCGGAGAAGTTAAGAGCTAACTCTCCAAAATCAATGTCAGAAGAACTCGGTATCTTTCCTTCAACCGAGGACTTCTTTAACAATATTTTATTCGTAGTAGCCATAATACCTTTATTCTAAAAAGAATGATACACGATAATGCGATAAAAATCGCCGTGTGATTATCAATCTAAGTCTATTTATATCTTTTTACTAGAACGTTCCACCATCGATTCCGTCTGTCGTTGCCCCGGTAGTCTCACCAAAGTTATACGCAAACGATTTACCCTCTGTTATACTTCCAAGATCCATATTGTACTCAGTTGCTGATACCGTCGCAACCGATCCAAGATCCCCTTTATTTGTTGATCTGAAAGGTAAGAGGTTTGGAGTTAACTTGTCTCCAATGTTTTGATTGCTTTCAAAGAAGTCGACAATATTATTTGCGTTCTTAAAATAAAGTCGACCGTCAGCAAAGTTGAGAGCTAACTCACCAAACTCAACGTCTTCTGTTTCCGGCGCTCTTCCAACTACAGAAGACTTCTTTAGCAGTATCCTATTCGTGGTTGTCATTTTGACTTACTCCTTATTAAGTTAATGACAACTCTTAGAATGTACCGCCGTCGATATTAAATCCCTCTAGGTTACTTGTAGCAGCACCAGAACCAATCAGATTAGTTCCCACATATAATTGTTTTCCAATTCCTACACCGCCACCAACAACGAGTGCACCCGTCGAGATCGATGAGGAGTTATCGGTGCTCGTAAAGGTAACATCGCCGGAAGCAGCAAGATCGGTAAATGCGGCAGTACCAGGATTCGCTACGCCGATGTCCGATGCATTAATCGTCTTATTAGTAAATGTCTCGGTCTGATCAAGTGTCGCCAACGTACCAGTCGTTGGTAGCGTGACGTTAGTTGCACCAGTCGTGGTCAGTGTAAGATCGTTGGCTCCCGATGTAACAAAATTGCCACCAAGAGTAATCGTCTTAGCACCATTATTAACTCCGGTACCGCCGTACTCTGGGCTGATGATATCGCCCTGCCAGGTACCGGTTGTGATCGTACCAAGAGTCGTGATCGAAGCTTGACCAACGTATGTTGATGCGATATCGATTGAATCAGCGGATACTGAGATTCGATCAGTCGTGCCACCAACATCAAGTACACCAGAGTTAAACGTAAGACCGTCGCCGGCGACCGAAGATGCCAACTGAACATTGTCGCTCGATACCTCAATACCATTAGCAGTATTGACGGAAAGAACGTCTCCAGTCTTATCGAGTCCATCGCCGGCTGTGATCTGACCAGCACCAGAGAACTGAACAAAGTTAAGTGGATCAGTACCAACGGCCTGCTGACCGCCATCCGATGTAAGAACAAAACCACGGTTGTCGCCAGAAGCGCCTTCCTCAACAAAGAAGAACACACCGGATGTAACTTCTTCCGGCTCATCAAAATCGGCTGCGCGACTTGCGGCACCGGATGCTGCAACAACATATACACCGTTCTCAGTAGGATCGGTCTGATCCTTTAAGAGGACACGATCGCCGGTCGAAACGGTAACGCCATCAACAGCAACACCGTTTATGAGGCCGCTTGAAACATCAATGTTTGTTGTCGATGCAACACGAACAGATTCCTTGGGATCAAGACCGGCAGCACGAGCATCAACATACGCCTTATTGGCCGCGTCCTGTGGATTAACCGGTTCAGCAAGATCGGTAATACGAGACGAATTAAGCGAGACGTTGCCGGTACCATTCGGATTAAGTGAGAGATCGCCGTCCGTATCGGTTGTGCTGATCTCGTTACCGTCGACACGAACATTGTCAACATCGAGCTGCTGAAGTCCAGCAAGACTATTCGTTGTTGAACCAGTAGTAAGAGTCGAGGTACCAAGAGTAATATCCTTGGCGGATACCGCACCACTTGATACTGTAAAGTTACTCGAGTCAAACGATGCAACACCCTTCGTAGTAGTGGTTGCATCATCACCATCAACGGTTATCGTATTATCGCTGACGGTTGTTGTGATACCTGTACCGCCAGTAACAGTAAGAGTCTCACCGTTATTGAATGTATCGTCTGTACCGCTATCAGCACTAAGTGTAAACGAAGTAGAAATACTTGCTGTAGAGACAGCCGTTACACGACCCTCACCATCGACCGTAATGACCGGAACATCAGCAGAAGAGCCGAACTGACCAACATTCGAGTTGACGGTAGCAAGAGAGACCGCGCCGCTGGATACCGTGAAGTCGGATGAATTAAAAGATGCGATACCCTTGACACTGTCGGTTGCATCGGCAACATCAATTTGAACTGTATCAGTCGCGCCGTCCGTAACTGTGGTCGTTACCGAAGTACCACCAGTGAACGCAAGAGTATCACTGAGTAGATCAACCGTCGCGGATCCAGTATCACCAGATACACCGAGATTAGTCGCAACGCTAACTTCGCCGGCGGCGGTTAAGCGACCATCTGCGTCAACAGTAAAAGTTGGGATTTGTGTTGTAGAACCATACGATCCGGGCGTGACGCCAGTCTCAACAAGATCGATTGTTGTCGTGCCACTCGAATCATTATAGTCTACGGAGATAGCATCGGCGGTGCCTTGAATCTGTCCACCAGAGATATCCTCGATGAACTCTTCGATGGAACGTACCGAAGCACCGTCATCAATAAAGAGATTCTTAGCAAGTGTTCGTCCCGTCCCGTTAGGATCAAGAACGATGTCTCCATTCGAATCGGTCGATGAGATCGTATTACCGTCAAGAGTAAGATTATCGACATTAAGTTCGTCGATCTTCTTATTTGAATCAACGACCAGGGCAGAATCAGCGGTCAGCGTACCCTTTGCATGATCGAGCATCGAGGTAAAGAACTCACCACCGATGACAATGTGTTCTGCAGCGTTACCGTTTGTTTCGGAACCAAAACCGATATAGAGCCGATCACCACCCTGTATCGATTGTGCGTCAGCAGCAGAATATGCTAGCTCACCTGCTGCAAGTGTGGACGGATTACCCGATGTACCACTTCTTTTAATTCGAATGACACTTGCCATTGCTCTTAATCTCCGTTAGATATTTTAGAATTCGCCGCCGTCAACGTTCTGTTGATCCAGGTCTCTTGTTGCTGTCCAATTTTCAGTCGGTTCTTTATAAACAAGTACCGAGCCGTTCTCTAAGTTAGTATCATCTATGTTCGTAAACTTTTCAAGTCTTCTCGTAAGAGTCAGAGACGAACGTACATTTAAGTCGTCCTCCTGCTTAACTCTACTGCGTATACGCGAAGCACCAGATGTCTGGTCTACCTTGGCTCGTATCTTGTCAGACATTTAGCTCGTTCTCGTTACGCGTGGTACTATTTCTAGTATTCCCTCGATAATCTTAAAGTCGTTTCCACTTACCGTATCACTCGCAAATATATCATAGACATATCTTCCACGTTTCATACTTGCGGTGGTCGCATCGTCAAGCTCGATAAGAATCTCGCCACCGACCGCATCGGCTTTACTAAGTATAAAGTCAAATGCGGTCTCCGACTGATGCGTTCTTCGAATCTGACCGGATAGCGTCAGAGTCGTAAGATCGAGCGGAAATCTATCTGCTCCTTCTACAATAAGATTTGTAGAAAAATCAGCGCCCTGATCAACAAATAAGTTTGCGTACGATGCCATGATAGTATTTATAAATTAACTTATTTGAGTATCTTAGTCCATACTGTTTATTTGCGCGATACAATCAGAAATAAGCTTTTTAATTTCGCTTATATCATTCTCTATTTGAGTAATTCTTTTTTCATTTTCTTGAGTGATTCTGGATCTTTCTTTTTTTAACTTATACGCCTTGAGTGCGGCGGTATCGTTATTTACAATACCGCCCGACGCTGTATCTCGAACTAATCCTTCCTTTTCGGTTTTTTCATACATTATTTAGAGACCTATTTCTGTAAAGCAATTGCTCTAAGATCGGCGATTCGAGGAACGATGCCGGCATTAGAACCTACAAGTCCAACCTTGATCTGATACTGTTTGAACGTCGTAAACGTAAATGTATCGGATCCTATCGTTGTGTCGTAAGAAACCACACCGGCGTTGTCTTGATACTCAGGATCGACGTTATACTCTACCTCGATAAAATCAGTTGTGTCATCGACCGAAGAGAATACTTCTTGATCCACGACCATCTGCATCCAAGGCCTATCAGAAAGTTCTTCCGGATCCTCGGTGTTTCTTACTCTCATCCACACGACGATATCGTTCTCAACCGGTCCCTGTGACGGCGGTCTGTATATCGTAAGAAGAACCTTAAGGTCCTCGGCGTCCTGACCATCGGCCAGAGTGATACCCTTACTAACATACTTATTGACGAGACTACCCGAATCTTCAGGATTTTCTTCGTCTGATGTGTCAGAGTTAATTGTGTTATGAATGTATACCGAGTGTGCTCTTGACATATCGACCATAGGAGATATGTACTCCGAATCCGTGGACATTGATGT